AGCGGTTCCAGGTCCAGGATTCGCTCCTGAACAGGCAGGTATCACACTTGCTCATCGCTCACCTCTCGCTCTGTCCTTTTCGCTACTCATCCTTCATCGCCAGCGCTGCGTTTATTTTGTCAACCAACTGCCGCGCCTGCCAGTCGGGCATCCCGATAATGCTGTAACCCTGTTCATGCAGCGACCTCTCTGGGTTCACGTATCGCAGGTTGTTTAGCGCCGTCAGGAGACTTCCACGCGTCTCCACCAGTACGCGCTCAATCTCCGAACATCGGTGGGTGTGGAATTCTTTATTGGGGGTCTCCATTATGATTTATCCTCCTTTTTCCCTCGGGCTAGCGGCCGGAATCTTCGCCCCGCGCGCCGGCCGCCGCCCGATCACCTTCCCCCTTATTTCGCGCCCCGGCTGTCTGCCGGGCTGAGGGGCTGATATCGAACTCGTCCACGCGATGGACGGAACAGAACCGCTTGCCAGCCTCTGCCAAGTTGTCGCATTCGGCAGAAGTCCCAACCCCGTGCTGGCACCATTTTAGACCCCGCATCGCGTCACACCCTTTCGAATCAACTCCAACTCGGCGTGCCAGTCCAGCCACCCGACGATGGCCCCGGCACACCCTTCATCGCCACGCCGCCACGCCGTTTCGATCTCGTCAATCATGAGCCAGCACCGCTCAACGTCGAGGAGGTCTCGACCAGAGAGCCGGGCGCATCGAAGAGGTGAAGTTGCCGCCGCTCTCCGGCGCCCATCTCGATATGGCGCGCCGCCATCGTATAGTAGCTTTCCTTCAGTTCGACACCCAGGAACCGGCGGCCCTGCTTGATCGCCTGATATCCCTCGCTGCCGATCCCGGCGAAAGGCGATAAAACCAGGTCGCCCGGATTGCTCCACAATTCGATACATCGTTCAATAACCCCCAGTTGAAGCGGGCAGATGTGCCGTTCGTCCTGTTCGGCGCGGGCCAGTTCCTTATTGAGCACATCGGTCTGAACGATGTCGAACCAGACAGGGGAAGCGTACCTCTGCCACACGGCGATGCTGTAAAGCCGGTCCTGTTCGGCCTTAGTCAGTCCGCGCATGTATTCACCGCCCGGGATCTTCGTCGATCCGCGATAATCGTAGAATCGCTCCTGTGCTCCGCTGTTCACCGAAACGGCGTTTTCGATGCCTTCCCATTTGCGAAACACGATGACGTAATCGGCCATGCCCTGGCGCGATCCGCATGAATCCTTGCAGAGTTCTTTGTACAGCAATCCGTGGTTTTTCGTTCGCTGCATTTCGATGACGGGATCTTTCCATATCGTCACGCGAGAATGGAACTGGAACCCGGCATCTTCCATCACCCGGATAGTTCGCCCCGGGAAGTCGCTCAACCCCATGGCGCCGTCACGGTTCTTGTAGCAAGGAAGGTCCTTGCAATGAACAGCCACCAGCCGTCCCGGCATCATGACGCGGTGGAGTTCCCGCGCGAGGAACCCGTATTGCTTGAAGAACTCCCCATCATCCGCCGTGTTCCCCATGTCTGCGATTGAATCCGAGTAGATGTAGAGCGTCGAAAACGGCGGGGAAAATATGCTAAACCCAATGGAATTGGACGGTTCCCGAGACAGCGCGCGCACGCAGTCATCGTTCACTATCCGCCAGTCAGGTCCGACCGCTTCCTTCCAATCGTCGCCGAGCACTCGTAGCGCGCGATTCTCCGGCTTCAGGTCCATCACGTTTCGCATGGCAATCTGAAGCTCAGTCTTCATCCTGATGTGTGCCACTTCCTTTTCTTGCACCGTTCGAAGGACGCTTCCCTCTGAATCCGCAATCACGACGTGGCACTCAACCTGCCTCAACTGGCCGAACCGCCAGCATCTCCGGATGGCCTGATAAAACTGCTCGTATGAATAGCTGATGCCCATGAAGATGACACGTGCGCAGTGCTGCCAGTTCATCCCGAACCCGGCTATCTTCGGTTTGGTCAATAGGATTCGTTCCTTGCCGGAAGCGAAGTCCATCAGCCTCTGGACCTTCGTTTCAACCGGATGCGATCCCTTGACTTCGGCGATGTCGCCCACTGCCCGCATGACGGCCTCTGCTTCATAATCCGTGTTCGCCCAGATCAGGACTGGCTCATCGTGACAGTTCGCGACGATCTCGGCCACCCGATCCGCGCGGCGGTCAGCCGTGATCCTCATCTCTTCGTGCATCGTCGTCGATGACAGCTTCTTGAGGTCGCGGAACAGTTCACCCGGAGGCGCGGGCAGTCCTTCGGTGGAAACGATCTCCTCATGGATGTTGAGAAGCGGCAGGGTAAACCGCCTGGCCGTTTCCGAGAACCCGATGTCAGCGGGCGATCCGTAGCAAAGCGCCCACGATGCCAGCCACTTCCAGTAATCGGCGCGCCCGTGTTCCTTCAAACGGTATGACCCAGCCGCCATCGTGTCGTTGCTGAACCATCGGGAGATCATCTCGTTCGACGGCATCACGCCAAGGAACTCGCTATGGTTCCCAAGTTCCATATAATCGTTCGGCGCGGGCGTGGCAGTGCAACACAGCCGGAATGGCGTTTCGGCGAACGCCTCAACCAACTGCCGCTTGATCTTGCCGGTGAAGTTCTTGAGAATGCTGGACTCGTCCAACACCACCCCGGCGTACTGGCTCACGTCGATCTTGTGGAGCGATTCGTAGTTGGCGATGTCGATCCGGCCATCGAGATGGATACCCATCAGTGCGGCCTCTGCCGCCGTTTGCGGCCCCACTGCCAACGGGGCGAGGATCAGCACCCGGCATCCTCGGCACGCCACCTGATCGGCCCATGCCAATTGCATTCTCGTTTTTCCGAGTCCGGTGTCTGCGAAGATGGCCGCCCGCCCCTTGCGCAAGGCCCATTTAACGCTGGCGTCCTGAAAGTCCATCAGCCCGTAGCTCGATGGCAGTTCGTCCACCGTGAACCCGGCGTCCTCTGCTACGCGAGTCTTCCCGGCAAGGAAAGACTCATAGCCGCTTTTCACGGCATCAGATCCATACCCGTTCATAATTAGTCCTCTCGACATTCTTCATCCTTTCCAATCCCCACTATGGCAGTGATCGCCACCGCCCTTTCCCTCACTCGCCGGACGACGGACTGAAGCCGCTTCAGTTCCCGCTTGGCTTCGGCAAGCTCGGCGCGCGCTTGCGACTCCCGCGCCTGCCAATCCGCCGCCCGCGCCCGCTGCTCCGACACGTCCTTGATCGCGTCGCCCCGCTCATGGCGAGCGTGCCTCAGTGTCATTTTGAGCGCTGGCAAGCAGTCGCCCGGCGCCGGGTGGCCAACCGGCGTCTTCAGCCCGCATCGTTCGCAGGTCATCAGATCGCCTCCGCGAATGCGGAGTCGCGGACGTGGAGGAGTTCGGGGGAGTGGATGCGCACATACTCGCATGAACCGGCGGCTTCCGCGGCGAACTTATAGACAGGTCGCGCGGTGTGGGACCAGTACCGCTTAATCGAAAAGTTGTAATCTTCGCCCATCGTCATATGCTCCACGCACTTGTTCTGCTCGTCTGAAAAATACGCGCAGCATCTGCACGGTGCGGTATGGCCACTCCATGCTGTTTTTCTCATGCCGGTTGCCCCGCAACACCGGCACACATAAAATGCAAGCCACTTATCGGGCATCATCGGGCATCCTCTGCTCCCTCATCACCATTCCCGACCCGCAATCGCCGCAATACTTCGTCAACGAATGCGGCGCGGGCCGGGTCGTCGTCATTCGAGTGAGGCGCAGGCGTCATCGGCCTGCGTACCCGGCTGTCATCCACGGCGGCCGCTCCGAATTGTCTCTACCTTTGGAAACCCTTCGCCCGGGTCCCATGCGAGACGCTTAAACGGACGGCCACTAATCCACAGGTTCCACGCCTTTATCACCAGTGCGGCGGCCATCCATTTTTCCATCGTCGCCCGGGATACCTTTAGCCGTAATAACCGATCCCGAACGCGCCAGATAGGAGATTCCATGCTGAGGTCGGCGCGTTCGGGA